CTATTCCAGAAGCTCCACCCCAGGCGTCCCACATTAGTCCTCCGCATCCTTCGTCGTAAGGAACATCTTTATGTTGCTGATGTCTTTTAAAGGAAGCCATTCGAGCGATCGTAGATCTGCTTATCTTCTCTTTACTAGCTAACTGATTAGCTCGCTTCCATCCGACTGGAGTTCCGCATTTATTATTAGGATTCTCGTCTCGATACTTTAAAGCTCTCTTAGCGTTATTAGTAGCGGACTCTGGATAATCGTTATAAGTCTCCTGCATAGCTATTCCGCTTTCTTTCCACTTGGCGCACCAATACTGAGGACGGACAGGAGCTTCGAACTTATCGCAGTAGTAGCGATGATCCTCCGTCTCCTCTAAAAATTCGCAGTTAATACACGCCTGCCCTTTAGTCGGTCCATCCTTACGACTCTTCCGATACTTCTCTGGAAGTTCCGAAGGAATAGACTCTCCGTCTGGATAGCTTTGTAGCGACTTCTCTATAGTCTTAGATACTTCGTCGCTATTCGTCTCTAAAGACGATTCTAGGCCGCCTAGAGGCTCTCTAATAGATGTTTCCTTCTTAGAGACTAGTAAGTCTTCTGCGATCCCATCTTTATTCTGCGTCGGCATCGTTTTCTCTATTAGATTGGTCTTGCTGAACTAACTCCGTAAAGTTCGCGCTCGCGCTAGTGTTATAGAAGTTCATCAGATCATACCAAGACCCTAGATTAAAGTCCTTCGCGATCTTCTTAGCTTGGGCTATGTTCTGCGCTTTCCGAATCATAACGTCCTCCGCTGTATATCCGAACGGAGCTGTTATATCGTCGAGCGACATAGCGCCGGCTCTAAAGTAATCCATATCCGCTTTAACTTGCGCTGCCTTATTTATCCATCGGAAAGCAGGACGCTGCCAGCGGACTCTAAAAGGATCGTTAGCTTTAGAGACATCGAGCTTATCAGTAGCGATTTGCTGCGATAACCAGCGACGATAGAGTCGGCCCATAACACGAATAAGATCCGTCTGATAGTTCTCGACTGTTTGCTGATATTGTAAAACGACACCTTGAGAAGCGGAGAAAGAACTTCCTCCGATCTCCATAAGAAGGAACTCTAGCGGAATGCCTACCGCGCTTCCGACTTTTCTGAGCAGATAACTCACCCACTGGATGCCATCTACGTTCGGTCTTCCGTTCGATCCGATAACGCTAATGTCCTCTCCAGGCTCTAGATAATGAAATCTTCCAGGCTGGAACTCTTCGAGATTGCCCAGAGCGTCCTGCTCGCTTCCGTCTAGTCGATTCTGCAGCTCGAACTCGTAAGAGTTCTCGCGCTTAACAGCAACCGCTAGAGACGCGCTAACCTTAGCTGCCATCATCTCGACGCGATCGTATTCGTCGCAGTCCTGCAGGGTATTGATTACAGGAGCTAGTTCTGGGATTCCTCGATATTGATTAGGACGGATTCTTTTTAGGAACGGAATAAAGTCTCTAGCTGGGATTAGCTTCGTATCTTTAAGAGTCCCAGATACTCGATTTCCTACAGCGTAAGAGACCGGCTTACCCATCTTATCTATCTCTACTCCGTTCTGAAAACTAGAGTCCTCGTCGGAAGTAGTTTCTCCGTTAGGATTTCCGATTCTAGATCCGTCTATAAATTGCAGCTGATCCTTTCCTACGATTATTCCGCAGTCTCCGTAGTAAAGAAGCGAGTCGATCATCTGGTGTTGTAGCTCTCGCATATCGAGCATACCAGTTACTTCAGGACTCTCAGAAAATCTATTCCACGCTTCTGAGATAGTAGCGTCCGTATCCGCGTCTCCAGTAGTCGGCTGAGGAATAATCCCCCGGCCCACTATATCTGCTTTCCGAAGTCTCGATAGAGACGCGACGATCGGATTATTACGACGGAACTCTAAGCACGTAGAGATTAACTGATTACGATCGTAGTTAGATAACTCGATCTCTTCGGATCGGATCGGATTCGTTCCGCGACGAGCGCGATAACGAGTGTTCTTTACAGCATCGTATCCTCTAAAAGCTTTTAAAAATTGCTTCGTAGCGAATCCTATGCGCGTGGGTTTTTTATTATTCTTAGCCATTATAGTTTTCTAAAGTAATACGATTCCGTCCTCGTCCGCCTAGCGTCCGATCCTTTAGAGCTATTAGCCTATCTAGTCGCTCTACTTGCGTAAGGAGATCTCCTACGTCCGCTAGAGAGAACGTCTGATCTCCTATACTATAGGACGTAATTCCATCCTCTGCTAGTTTACTAAGAGCGAGAAGGAGCTTATCTCTTATAACGATAAGCTGAGCTGTAGAAGTAGTGGCGGCCATTCGTATTCCGTCTCTATGTCAATATACACGAAAAAGCTCCTCTCGAATACGACGACGAGAGGAGCTTCCGTTACTATATCCTATTTCCTACGACTTCGAGAGACTTGGTCTCTTAAAGAACGCGAAAGTTTTATCGTCTCTAGAGATCGATATAGTAGCTTTGATAGATACGATATCTCCGATGTCAAACTTGGCTAATTTAGAAGGAACTGTTCCCCAGCATTTTCTTCCGTCGCTAAGTTTAAGGAGCATCTTCTCCGATACTCCGTAGTCGTTCTCGACTACTTTAGTAGAGAGGATCTCTCCTTCGATCTCCTGACGTCCCTCGACGGTCCAGTTAGCGGCCAACTCGCTCTCCTTATCTTGCTCGATCTTACGAGCTAACATATTACGGAGAGCGTCGATAGTCTTAGGAGACTTAACGATCCAACCTCTAGAGAGTTCCTCGCGAGAGCGAAGTATTAGATCGCTCGCGTCGAGACGAATAGAGTAGTCGCGATTAGGAACTACTAGGAGCGTGTTAGCTACTTTATCTACGAAGCTCCAGTCGTCGTTAGATTTACTATTAGACTTAACGTAAGCTCGACTAAGGATAGGAAGAAGAGCTGTTCCTAGCTCCTCTAGAGCGTCGAGTTCCTCGCGGAAGTTATCTAGACGCTCCTTATTCTCGCGCTCGATCTTTAGATTCTTACGAGCTAGATTAGCTTCCTTACGTTTCGCGTAACGAGCGTAAGCGTCCTTAGAGTATCCTTTAGCTCTAGTGTCGCGTCCGTGTCCGCTTCCGTCGCATCCGTAGCAAGTTCCTGTCGTCTGAATTCCGTGCCAAGATCCGCGCCATAGACCAGATCCTCCGCAGCGAGAGCAAGTAGTCGCCTCTGTCCAAGTTACTATTCCCGTAGGAGAAGTAACGAAGGAGATCGCATCTTTAGCAGGAGTAATCTCGCATCCGTCTACATCGAATAGAGTATCGATATCCGTATTAGCGAGGAAGGATTCGCGAGGAGTTTTAATTTTAATATTATTAGTAATCATTGGTCGTATTTTATATATGTGAAAAAAAATCTCCCCGCTCCGAAGAGCGAGGAGGGTTAGGATTTAGGCGAAGAGCTTCTTAAATTCGGAAGCTTTAATTCTCTTTCCGTCGATGTAGCAAAGTGCTGGGAACTGATCGAAAGGGCGTCCTTGTGAAGACCAGTTCTGTCTTAGAGTTTGCTTAATGCTTACGTTCTTTCCGTCCTTAACTCCTTCGACGAAGAACTCGAAGTCTCCGCGACCAGAGATTACTTTAGAGCTTTCTAAAGCTCCTAGCTTAGAATCGATCTTAGCGACGAAGCTTTCGATTACGTTACTAGCGTAAGAAGAAGCTCCGCGCTCGATGCGCTCTACATTAAGTTCTCTAGGAGCGGACATCCTGCTATTATTCTCGTCTAATTTCTTAGTCATCGAGTAGATCAAATTCACGTCGTAGTAGATAACTTCGCGAGAATCTACGATTCCGTTATCTCCTAGAAGACGAGTGACTAGCTTTGAGTAATACTCGGTATAGTGCTCTTCTAGAGAAGGGCGTAGTGTTTCGAGAGAGGAGCGGAGTTCGTTATTTTCGTTATTCATTTGTCGTATTTTTTAGGTTATAGTTCGAGTCGAGTAGCGCCTCGATACTGATATACAAGGGGGCACACCTGCCCCAGTCAAGCCTTATTCCCTAATTATTCTCAAATTATTATGACCAGAAACCAGTCGCGCTTCTAGTCCTAGAAGCAGGATTCTTCCTAGGTCTACGCTCTTCCGCGTCCGCTATAGCGGTATCTCGATCGATTCTAGCGATTCCGATAAACTTCGAAAGAGCGCGAGCGAGGATCTCGCAGTCCCAGAGGTGGTCACCTTTGCTCCGCTTTAGCTTCTTAACTACTTTAATATGTCCGCTCCGATCCGTCTCCTTGGTCCAGTAAGTCGCGAAGAGCTGATCGTAGTAAACCGACGGAGTATCCGTAAAAGTATAGAAGCCCGATATCTGTCTCGATCGTAAGCGAGAGAGATCTTCTTCGTAGATCTTCTTATTAACGTGAAGATAGCGGATCTTAGATCGTCCTGCTCTTCCTTTCGCGTCTCCAGTAAATGGATCTTTCATCTGGAGACGATAGGGCTGCTCTCCTTGCAAGTTGGCCCAGCCTCTCGATCCGAACCATTTAGAGCGACGACGGAAGACTTCTTCGTAGACTTCGGAAGTTCTATCGCCGGCGCAGTCGATTATAGCGGAATGACATTTATGCTGATCGTAGATAAGATCTAATTCGGAAAACGAAGCAACCTGTCCGAAGTCTACGAGATAACTATTCCCGTCTCGATCGAATCCTCGAACGATATACCAGTAAGAGTCCGTCTGCGTATCGACTCCCATAACTCGAAACTCTCCGCGAAGATCTCCGCGCTCGTAGTCTAGTTCGAGTTCGTTCGCGTCCGCTTGGTCTTGGTTCGCCCAGTCTTCTCTCCATGGCTCCGCTAAGTTACCCTGAACGAACTTCCTCAGTCCGTGCGTCGAGCTACTTACTTGTAACCAATTAACCATTAAAGCTCCGAAAGTCATAGCCGGCGCGTAGAGAGAGTTAAGGTGGTAACTCCTATGGTCCATAGGAGCGTTAGGATTAGTCGCTTTCCATTCTCCGTTTTTAACCATAGTCGGCTTATGAGCGTCGAGGATCTCTCCGTCGCAACTGGGGCACTGATATCGAGCGGAGGCGTAGATCTTATGGAAGTCGTAGCTTCCGTCTTCGAGCTTGGCATCCTCGTCGAAAGCTATCGAGTAACGTAAGTTTCCGTCCTTATCTTTCTGGCGCCAAGTAAACTCGATAGAATCTCCACAATGTGGGCAGGGCACGAAATATCTCCTCTGATCTCCGTAAAGATACTCTTCCCAGATTCCTCCTGTCTCGTCCTTCGGGGTGCTTGTCTGGATGATCTTATACTCTCGTCGTCCTTTAATCCGCTCTAACGCAGCGAGACGGATATCTGGATCGATCTCGTCGATTTCGTCGAGAACTAGATAGGCGACTGGAGCAGACTTTACGTTATTCTCCGATCCTGCGCCGGCAAAGGTTAGCGTGCAGGATAAGAACTCCTGACGCATATTAGTAATCTTATCGGAGTCTACTCTCCCAGATGCCGCGCTTATCGGACACTGCTCCTTTAGGGGCTTACAGTCGTCGATAAAAGGAAGCCAGCGTCCTTTAGAGAAGTTACGAGCGTTCTCCGCGCTAGGCATAATCCATAACGTATCCTTCGGAAACTCGCTAAGAAGATATGCGATCCCTGCATACATCGTCGTCGTCTTACTCGACTGCGATCCCCAGCAGAGCGTGACTTTGTTAATCGTAGGATCGATCAGATCGTTAAGAGGTGCCTCCGCGTAAGAAAAAACTTTTAGAGAACCAGGCAGCTCCGATACGTTATCTCTGAGGACACAATTATCGAAGGCCCAGTCTACAGGAGCTTTCAATTCTCTAGGAGAGAATAGTCGGCCAACTTCATTTGACAGTAAAGCCATGTCTTGCCGCGAAATCTTTCGCGTAAGTGTTTCCGTCCTTTTTGATAGCTGTTTTAAATTGCTTCACTTTTCCGTTCATAGCTGCTGAGAACGCTCGTATGCCGTTAGCCTTGTTGTTTAAGCAAGCTTGGACTGAGTTGCGTATGATAATAGAATAATTATCATGTCCACGAAGTCTCTCGAAAGCTTTTAAAGCTCTCTCAGCTTCTCTAGGAATTTTTAATGTAGTATACTTTGACGGAGCATTTGCAGGCATTCTAAGTTTAAGCATTTTTATTAAACGATACCAAGACGCTTTGGAGAGACCTACTACGGACTTTTTATATTTCAGTTCTCTTTTCTTAAAATCCTTTGCAAATTTTATCATCGAATTAATTTCATCTCTACTTCCCTTGATGCGCTTTACGCCCGTTGGCACATTTTTTAATTTTCCATTACTTGAGATTTCGGCCCACTTCGACTTGCTTCCCCACGATACAAGATTTACCCAAACTTTCCCTGCTTTAGTTATGCCGATAAAACCTTTCCCGGGAACTTCGAATGGTTTCCTAAAATTTTTATCTAACGATTCTTTAACTTGAGCAAGAGTAGTAGCGCGAGTTTTCTTAGCTGCAAGTGCGAGAACTTCTGAAGTTATCGCCCGCACGACTGGTCTTGTCGATTGCCCGTATCCTTTCAAGTGTCTGATCATGCCATTAAATCCCCTAGTATCTAATTCAATTTTATTTTTCATCACTAATGTTATGAATTTAGTTTCTCGACAGGTGGTGGTAACGGTAAACACGACTAAACCGACTGGCGTCTTAATAGCTCAGACTACCTGACGAGAAACAGTTTTTCTATTTCACTAAAGACCCTTTCGTCAAGTCCGCTGCGAATTGCAAGCTCTGCTATATTTGGATTCGCAGGGTTAGCTTGCGCAGCGACTTGACGAGGAAGAGCGTCTAGTAAGCGTCTTAGGGGAGTTAAAAGTTTTATCAGAGTCTCTGTCGCTTCCGACTCTGGGATTAAGTTGTCGCGCTTCTGAGCTAGCTCTAGCTCTCTGATCTGTCCCATAGCATTCTCTCGACGCTCCTGCGCGGCTATGAGCTTTGCCTTGAGATCTGCGATGTCTGCCGCCGTATACTCTCGACCAGAGACAGCGATGCGTCCTGCTCCTTTATCCTGCGCGTTCGCTCTCGAAGCGGTCCAGAGTTCCCACGCTTCGAGATCCTTAGTCTTAGGAGTATCGTCGTTCTCCTTCCTCCATCTAGAAAGAGTCTCAGGAGTTACTCCTATTCTCTCCGCGATCTCTTTCCACGTCTTAGCTTTTTTCATTTTACTTATTCTTATTTAAAAAAGTTTCTTAACAGAATTTCGTGAAAACGCACAGGTGCGTGTGAGCCT